TGCCGCCGCCGTACCCGCCACCGTTACCGCCGCGCATCTGGACACGCTCTGGAAATCTTCCGTATGAGTTGCCCTCTGGGTCGCACGCCCCCGGAGTGTCGCGACACTGGGGCTCAAACGGCCGCCCATATGCCGCCTGAGCAAACATCGGTTGGTCGTTCGGAATCACAGAACTGGCTGTCGTGTAAAAGTTGCGCTCGGCGTCCCGAACCCGTTCAAATGGGTGAATGTGTGACCACTGGTTCTCAACCTCAGTCTTGACAGACGGGTACCACGCGGCACCTGGTCTCGTCGGCTCGTCGCCGATGAGCATGTTGGCCATCGGATTGTTCAGCGTCGGCATGGTGATGCCGTCGACGTTTGGCGCCATGAACACGGCCCGAGCGCCATCCGGAATCATGTTGTTGTAGTAGAGTGCATAAAGAACTGCAAGCACGAGAGCACCGAGCGCGAGCACCCGGCCGTCCCGGCGAATCAACAACACAATCGCCGTAGCGTACACGATGAATCGAGTCGTCGCCTCGACACGTTCCTTGGCCGTCTGACGCGAGCTGGGCCAAAAATCGAGCAACGCTTCACGACGAAACACATCATCCATTACTCTTTGTGAGAGAACTTTTTCGGAGGCACAAGCGACAGTGGGCCGTCACCCTGACCCATCAGCGAAGACATGAGACCAGACATATTCTCCATCAACAACTTCTCGTCAAACTGACCTGAACCATTCTCGGTCATTTGGGTTGCACATTTTTGGGCAACCGACTCAATCATAGATAGCGTCTCGGCCGGCAGGGCCGAAATGGTCGTACCGAGAATGTAGAGCGTCTGCAGGTACTGCCAGATGGCACCCTTGGTGCTATCAGAAAGCTCATCATTCCAGATCGACTTGATATCGAGCTTCTTCAAAAACGGAATCGTGTCAGCGTGCTCCTGAAAAAACTTTTCGTCGCGCTGCATGACGCTATTGGCATACGGAGTAATCGACTCCATGAAATTATTCATGGGAGAACGAGGAGCCGTTTTACGGAGCAACTTGAACTGGGACTGAAACTTGCCGAATGACTTGGTATCCGGGAATGTCAGTACGAGTTCATCGAGAAACTGTTGCATCATGTCATTGAACGCTGAGATGGTGGTCGCCATTGATATTTGTGCACATTTTTACTTTAAGTGTTCTTCTTTTGCGCCTTGCGAGCTCGGAATTTCTTCAACCAAAGGGCTGCAACCCGGCGAGCAGCCAATTGAGATTCAAAAGCACGCTCGGTGTTCGAGCGATGAAACCGTTTCGCACCAGCTGTAAGACGACCGGTTTCTTTGTATCGGTTTGTAGCTTGTGGTCCCTGATACGTGTACATCCACGTGTTGTTACCGTGCGGAGATGTATATCTCATATTATTTGTGTACCCACTGAACGGGTGTCTACTTATCATTGTACTCGGTGCAGGTGCAAGCATAAATTCTGTAGGCTGAAGTCCTCTCGTGTAACCCTGACGCCTCCACGTCGCAATATTATGGCTCAAGAGGAATTTTTTGTTATTTTCTGAAAGTTTTTGACCACCGTAACCTTCCCTGGTTCTCAAATGAGCGACGAGTGGTGCACGACGTGCGATACTTTCAGCCGTACCTTTTTTTATCAGCGTCTTGGCGGTCCGAATCTTATTTCTCAAAATTGGACCGACAAGATTACGCATCTCGTGACTCACCTTCATGAGCGCTTCAAGATTTGGAATGTTCATTTGGTGAAGCATATTCGTCTGACGCAAGATATTTTTGATGTTTGGTATTTGCCCTTTTCCCTTTCGTGCATAGTTTTCGAGTGCTTTTTTGTAAGCGTTATTATTTGGATAGTTTTCCCGGCTGGGTTTGGGCATTTTTAGTATTATTCAATATTTTAGTATGGATCGGTCGAGATGGTTTCTTTCGACGCACCGCCGCGCGATACGATAATGTACACAAGAACGGCAACCAAAAATGCAGGTTTGAAGTATGCAGAGTTTGGAAGCTTTTCCTTATTCATTGTTGCCCGGACGTGTATATATGCCAGCGTTGCTGCTCCGGCGATGAGTGCTGCACTGGACGGTTCACGAAAGTAATGATCCATTTACTTTTACCATTACTTTTTCTCCGGTGCATCGTCGAACAATGTTTCTTCGTGAACCTTTGGAGTGCCTGGTGTGTTCACCGGAACTGATTTGACTTCTTCGGTCATAGGTGTCTCACCTGGAGAAGTTGCATTTTCGACAGCCTGTTCAATCGCTGAAGGTTCATCTTCGGCGATCGGCTCTGGCTCTGGCTCTGGCTCTGGCTCCGGCTCCGGCTCCGGCTCCGGCTCAGGCTCAGGCTCAGGTTCTGAAGGTCCATTCATATCAAGTTCACCACCGGTAAAGGATGGAATGTACGTGTCAAGAATCTGCTGAATAGGTACAAAATCCTCGACGACCTCACGGACAGCCTTTGTAATCCGAGCATGAAGGTTTGCCCGACGTACAATGTCAGTAACGTCGTCGACCATCACATACGGATCCTCGTACAGACTGGCCGCCGTGGCCATGTAACACGAATGAACAAACACATCGTTTGTCGGTAATTTGATGTTCAATTTTTTGGAATCACTGGTGATGCGCACGGCTGACATGATTTTCACTAGAATCACAAAGACGGCCGCGAGCAGGTTTGGAAACATTGAACACGAATTAATGATCGCATCCGTGTGCTGCTTCACGATGGTGTTGTTCCAATTTTTTACTTCCTTCAAAAGTGCCTGGTACTGAAGAAGTACTTTACGCCCCTGGGACGTCTTTTTTGCCTCCTGAAAGAGGTCATAAAAGGCGTCGATCATGACGGGGGCCATGACGCTCGTCAATTTGGTCATGTACTTGCGTTCGGCTTCGACCAGAACGTCCATGTACTGTTGGGTGCGTTTATTTTCATACCGCATTCACCGCGGCTTGGGCTTTCTTACGGGCGGCATTCATTGCGGCGTTCGTCACCGACGTGTTGGGCTTGCTGTAGTTCTTGACAATTTTGGTGTAGTTCTGGACCGCTTTGTTCGCAGCAGCAACACGTGCGTTCGAAGCCTTTTTCGCCGCGGCCCGCAACTTGTTAACTTTCATGGGTGTACGATTGACTGGCTTTTTGGGCGACATCAACGTATTAACGAGATTTTTGAGAGAGTTTTTCATTTATGTTTACTGCGAATTTTTTGTGCCGTCTTGGCCAAGTTGGCCAAGGTTGGAAGCTGTTGGTGTTCCTCGTGCGAATGATCGATGATGACCGGACCGGTTGTCTGTGGTCGTTTCCACGTTACATGGATGACATGAGGCATGACGCGCCTGGTTGAATACCCAAGTTTATCGAGTTGGCGTTGAAGGTATGTTGTCGCCCGAATAACATCGTATGCAGGAAATCCAATCATAAAACGTGGTGTTGTCAACATGACTTCATGGTTTCCGAGTACGGCGCCATTCGAGATTTTTCTCGAAAACTGTTCAAGAATGGCGCGATACGTGGCTTTTTTTACATTGAGACGTTTCCGTTCACGCTCGGCAAGTTCTCGGGCTGACACAAGCTCCGACATGTACTAGTATTCTGACGCTTTTCTATTCCGAATAGACCAGCGCACCCGAGCCTAGGTAACCTGCACTTCCGGTCGTCGCGGCGATTTTTTCGTACGGAGCACGGGCGGCTTGGGTGGCGCGCACCCGATTATACGACGATTGTGTTTCCAAAAACGTATCCAGTTTAGTCTCGTAGCCTGGAACCTGTGTCTTCAGATCAGCAAACTGTTTATCCAAAACCGCCTGAATGTCTTCAAACTTTTCATAGGTGTCGCCTGTGTACGCCATGAACGGCCCGGTCATGTCCGGTGCAGGCTGCTCGGACATTTCAAGAATGTTCCCACGAGAATCCGCCTTGACGTCATACTGGACACCGAAATATCCGCGGGTGTTCAGAAACATGATACGGGCATTATATATCATGGATCCCTGGTCACCCTGGAAAGGGTTGATGTACACCGTCTGAATCGGATACAGGTCCGGAACCTTGGCCTGGATGGCATTGACGATAGTCTGGATCGTGGCGGGCTCGACTGGTTTGTCAGCCGACACATCCGTGAAATTTTCACCATTGGTCCGGTTCCATATCAAAAACCCAAATATGGCAATCAACAGGAACAACAAAAGGTCCTGGTTCTTCATTACTTAGGTGCGTCAAAAAAATTTACGGATTCCCTGTGTAAGATGTAATATGGCCACGCTGGTCTACGGTGACAAGTGTCAGTACTCTGCCCAGGTCATCAAGGAGATTCAGGAGAACCCTGCACTCTTGCACATCATTCGGTTCCACAACGTCACGACGCACGGCATTCCGTCTCGTCAAATTACTCGTGTGCCGACACTCGTGACCAACGACGGAAAGCTTCTTGTCGGTCAGGAGGTTCGGGCATGGATGCAATCCATGATTCCAGTCGAGGAGGTTGACCCGGTTGGGTCTGGCGGTCCGGCAACCACCATGCTCGACGGCACGGACAGTGCCACAGGCGACATGTTCGGTCTGGACAGTTACGGGTCGTCACTTGCACCACCAATGACGCCCGAACTCGAGGCCCGCATTTCACGCAAGGTTCAGGATGCAATGTCCGAGTACCAGAAGAAGTAGACTAGTTGTACATACGCCTAGCTTCTAACCGGTTGATGTTCGGTTTTCCGCCCGATTTAATATGGACGCGCACAAACTGGTTCCAGTTACCGGTCTGTACATATGTTCCGTAGGCGCGACCGGCTTCACGTCTGGCCCGGGCTATTTTTACACGTTGTACGGTCCCGGGTGACATTGTCAACCGTTGTACGGCTGCGGCCCGATTTTCAAACAACGGAAGTTTGAGCCGGCGCAACGGCCCGAACGCATCAAAATGTTTCTTACGGGCGATGCGTCGACGTAGAACGCGCTTGAGCGTATCAATTCGACGGCGCTCGACGTTTGTCGCGTTCCATGCATTTTTACTGGTTGCGGCATACCGCACGAGTGTTTTGGGGCTCATCGCTCGGACCATGAGCGTGTGCGGCGGAGTCATGATACTTTAGAATGATAATTTATCTCTGGGAGGCCACGACCGTCGCAAGCACCACCATGACGACCGACAGAATCATGTACCAGTAGATGAAATTGTCGCGCCAGTCATCCTCTGTGGCGCACGTGCATGCGTTACGGTTCAGCATGGGTATGTACGACAGCACAGAATACAGGTTGACCAGGCCGGCCAGGGCGATCGTCATCATCACAACAGGTGGCAGACGGAACTTGGCGAGCGCCACGAGAAGGACAGCCACACCGGTGAACGAATAATACTTTATGAAATCGCGACGCCAATCCTTGGAGCAGTTGCACTGGCGCTCGAGCTTGAAAATCCAAGACAGGACGATGCTCTGGAACGCAAGACCTATTGTTGCCGGCACAAATACGTTCATTTTTTAATAAGGAACCACAAAATAATTCCTGCAATCTGTGCTATAGAAATCCAGTACATAACATCACGTTGGCGCGCCACCGAGCATTCACATGCAGAAGAGCGCAGTTGACCTGTGTACGTCACGACAATGAAAGGCGTCAGGACCGACACGGCCGTCACAAGTTTCATCGATGGCGTAATGTTCATGAGAGTCAAGAACATCAAACACATCATGGCGACAAAAAAGTATTGGAGATACTGGCGCCGCCAGTCATCCCGGGCGCACTCACACTCTTTCATATCCAGAAGCCAACGCAGGGCGTACGAATACCATGTGAAAAAAACAAGAAACAGGCCGAGCTTCAAAGGACCATTCATATTATTTTATTGACATATACTAAAAATGATGCTGCTGAAAGCTCTCGCGTTCATTGCCGTTTCTCACCCGGCCACCTACCGCACGACCCGTGACCTGCTCGGCTCCTGGGTGGCGACCCAGGAGGGCCTGCCGAAGACCGGTGGCCTGGTCCTGCACTCCATCGTGTTCCTGCTGGTTCTGAGCCTGTTTTACATGCTGATGCGTCGTATGAGCTATTCGCGCAGCTATTCGCGTATCGAGCAGACTATGTAGATAAAGAAACGAAACATATAGAGAGTGGGGAAGAAGGTTCCCGGGGTTCTATAGTATAACGGTCAGTACACCAGACTCTGACTCTGATAATGCGTGTTCAAATCACGCTAGAACCTTGACATGAACAAGTCGTTAAAAGGTTCTTCTGACTTTGGCGCAACGGAAGCGCAAAGCGCTGTAGACGCTTTGGTAACCGGATCGACACCGGTAAGTCAGAATTCGTGCCCCTATAACTCAGCCGGTAGTTTTTACACCGAAAGTGGCAGGCTGTTATTATAACAGCATGGGACCTGCAAGTCGTGCGTTCGAACCGCACTGGGGGCGATTTTTGAACTGTTCAGCTCCAGTTAAAAAATTGTCTAGTATCCTTTTAAATATGAAATCTTTGGCCCTTTTGGCACTCGAGGCTCTCATTGTCGGTGCGCTGCTCGTCCTCGTTTTTATGGGTGTAAGCCGGTACATGTCAGTGGTTCCAGCCGTGTTTGTGAGCGGGGCGGTGTTTCATCTGCTCTGTGAAGCCACCGGTGTGAATGCATGGTAT